ACTGATAGAGTTGGTTCTGGATATTATGGTACAGTCTCTATAGGAATTAGTGAGACATCCCACTCGGTTGGTCTTGGTTCAACTGCAATAATCTTGGCAACCGTAGGTGCTGGTGGAACCCTCTCCTTTACCGTAAGTTATGGTGGAACTGGATATACAAATCCAAAGATTAGTATACCAGAACCTTCATATTCAAATCTACCAGTAACAGGTGTTTCTAGATTTGGTATTGGAGCAACTACAGATACTGGTTCTTCTCTATTAGTTTCCCTAGACGTAGGTGCCTCTTCAACAACTGGAATTGGTTCAACATTATTTGAAGTTAGATCGTTTAAGATTTCTAGACCTGGTTATGGATTTAGAATTGGAGATGTATTTAAACCAGTTGGTCTGGTAACTGCAAAAGGATTAGCATCTCCACTAGCAAACTTTGAATTAACAGTTCTAGATATCTTTACTGATTCATTTGCTGCTTGGCAATTTGGAGATTTAGATTTTATTGACCCAATTACAGCACTTCAAGATGGATCTAGAAAGAGATTCCCTCTGTATTATAACGCTCAACTTCTTTCCTTTGAAATAGATGCTGCTGATCCAAATTCAGTCAATATCGACTTAAATAGCGTTCTGCTTGTTTTCAGAAACGGAGTTATTCAAAAACCAGGTGAAGCATATGAGTATGATGGTGGTACTTCTATTATGTTCTCTGAAGCACCAAGAGTTGAAGATAAGATGGCAATCTTTTTCTACAGAGGAACAACTGGTGTTGATACTGTACAGGTAGACGTAACTGAATCCATCAAGATTGGCGATGACGTTCAAATCTTCAAGAATGATCTTTACTCTGGAACAGTAGACCAAGAAATTAGAAGAGTTGATGATTTAACTGGTTCTGATAGAATTGAAACCAATATCTATTCTGGTCCAGGTATTGATACTAGCAATTATAAACCTCTCTTCTGGACAAAGCAAAAAGTTGATAAGATTATCAACGGTGATTTTGTCTATAAAGATAGAGATTCTATTGAAGGACAAGTTTATCCAACTGCTAAAGTAATTAAAAACATTGCTGCAACAGATACTGAAATATTTGTAGATGATGTTCAATTGTTTGATTATGAAAAAGATGTAAGTAGCACTGCTATTGCTGGATTTAGCGTTCTTCTTGCTCAAGATGCTGGACTAGTTTCTGCTGGAGTAACTGCTACGGTTTCTGCTGCTGGAACCATTTCTGCTCTAACGATTATTAACGCTGGTGCTGGATACACTGGAACAGTTAATCTGAAAATAAGTGCTCCTAAGAGAATTGGTGTTGGTATTGGTACAACCGCTACAGCAACAGTTTCGGTATCTGCAGGTTCAATTACTTCTCCAGTAATTGTAAATTCTGGATTTGGATATAATCAATCAACGCCTCCAAGTGTAATTGTTGAAGCACCTTCGCCTAAGATTGAAACCATAACAAATATTAGCAGTTCTGAAATTATGGGATTCTCTGGAATTATAACAGGAATCACAACTTCAGCAGGAACTGGTGGTCACCCACTTGCTCTTAAATTATTCCTTAACTCTACAGTTTCGGCAACTCCATTCGCTGACCTGTCGGTTGGATATCCAATAGTTGTTTTTGGAACTGGAGTTGGGTCTGGAGTTACCTCTGTTGATGGCGGAAACTCTTCAATTGTTGGAATTGGAACCTCTTTCTTAGATAACATCTACTATGTAAAATCAATATCTGCCTCTGGACAAAACGCACAGGTGATTACAAACATTCACTCTGGAACTTCTGTGGTTGGATTGGCAACAACTGCAATTTCTTCTGCAATCCCAGTAGGAAGATTCTCTTGGGGTAGACTATTTGATGTTTCTAGGTCTTCTTCTCCAGTTTCAATTGCTGTTACTGGACTGACAATAGATTCTGGACTATCTACCTTCCCAACAATTCAGAGAAGAGGATATGGATTGAGAGATAAAGGACCTCTTAAGAAAACTTTCGGGTGATAATATAAATATAGAAAAAAACCCGTAATATGTCCTCAATTGTAACAGATCAATTTAGAATACTAAATGCCAAGAATTTTGTAGAATCTGTTGAGAACACTGCTAATTCATATTATGTGTTTGTTGGATTGCCCAATGCAACACAAGTAGGCTTTGGTAGAACTTCGAATTGGAATACAAGCGTTCCAAATCCTGTAGATAATTTTACATATTTGTCCCATACTGGTGATGTTTCCTTATATGGTAAGAAGGTATCATCATCTACTGTTCGTAGAATTATTCGTAGAATAGATTGGGCAAGAGGAACAAAATATGAAATGTACAGGCATGATTATTCTTTAACATCCCCATCACCAATATCATCGTCTTCGAGATTATATGATGCAAATTACTATGTAATGAATAGTCAATACAAAGTTTATATTTGTATTGACAATGGTTCTTCGGGGATTAACACTACAGGTAATGCTTCTCAAGATGAACCAACTTTTACTGATTTAGAGCCATCAAAGGCAGGGGACAGTGGTGATGGTTATGTTTGGAAATATTTGTTTACCGTTGATCCAGGCGATATTGTAAAATTTGATTCTACCGAATATATTACTTTACCTAGCAACTGGGATACATCAACAAGTTCTCAAATTCAAGCGGTAAGAGAGAACGGTGATTCTACAATTAATGAAAATCAAATTAAAAAAGTTTATATTGATCGACAAGGTTCTAACTATTCAAATGGTTTAGGTCAAGAAGTCAATATTCTTGGTGATGGAACTGGAGCAAAAGTTCTTGTTGATGTTGTCAACGGAAGAATAACAAATACAACAGTTTCCGCTGGTGGAAAAGGATATACCTACGGAATGGTAGATTTGGGTTCTATAAACTCAAATTCATCATCAGACTTTGCTAAACTAATTCCAATTATACCTCCTTCAAGAGGTCATGGTTATGACATTTATAAAGAATTAGGTGCAGATAAAGTTTTAGTGTATGCTAGATTTGATGATTCCACTAAAGATTTTCCAACTGATACTAAATTTGCACAAGTTGGAATTGTAAAAAATCCAACTTCAATTGGTTCTACAACAGTTTATTCTGGAAGCAATTATACTTCAACCTATGCTTTAAAGTTCTCAACTACTTCTGGAACACCTGCAGTTGGAGATAAAATACAGCAGGTAGTAACTAACGGAATTGCTTATGGTTGGGTAGCTTCTTATGATAGTGAAACCAAGGTTATGAAGTATATTCAAGACCGTTCACTATACTTCAATCAAACTACCTTAGATCAAAAAGATTATGTTGGCGTTTCAACTTCTTCTAAGGTTCTAGCCTTTGAATCTTCAGGTAATCAAGTAACTGCTTCACCCAGTGGATTTACTGCTTCAGTTGATACAAATTATACTGGAATAAGTACAAACCCAACTGGTAATAAAGTTATAAATCTTGGAGTTAATTTCACATCTGGTCTTGCGACTCCTGAGATAAATAAAGGGTCGGGTGATATTATTTACCTAGACAACAGAGCGATTATTACTAGAAACACTCGCCAAAAAGAAGATATTAAAATCATACTGGAATTCTAAAGATGTCCCAAAAAACAGACTTAAATATCAGTCCTTACTTTGACGATTTTGATGCAAATAAGAACTTTTATAAAGTTCTGTTTAAACCTGGATATCCTGTTCAAGCAAGAGAATTAACAACACTCCAGTCAATACTTCAGAACCAGATAGAGTCTTTTGGTAGTCATATCTTTAAAGAAGGGTCCATGGTCATCCCAGGATCCGTTACATATGATAGTGAGTATTTTTCACTAAAAATTCAGGAGACACATTTAGGGATAGATGTATCTTTATATCTTGACCAATTGCTTGGAAAGCGTTTAGTTGGTCAAACTTCGGGTGTTGTTGCAGTTATCAACAATTATAGCATACCACCTGAAGATGGTGTAGAAGAAATAACTCTTTATATTAAATACGTTTCTTCTGGAACTGATTTCCAAAGAACAACATTCTTAGAAGATGAAAATCTAGTTATAAACGAAAATATTACCTATAATAACGGTGCTACAGTAATTAATTCTGGTGATACTGTTGCAACTGTTCTTGGAAATAATCCAAATGCTATTGGTTCTGCAGTTGGAATTAACCAAGGCATTTATTTTATGAGAGGATGCTTTGTAAATGTTGGTGTTTCGACAGTAATCTTAGATCCTTATGCTAACAACGGTTCATATAGAGTTGGTCTGAGTGTTTTTGAAGAAATAGTAACCTCAGACGATGATGATAGTTTAAATGATAATGCTCGTGGATTTTCAAATTATGCTTCTCCTGGAGCAGATAG